GACCTTGCAAGTGGTCAGTCATGTTGGTAACTGAATTAAATGCAGTCCACCAAGTTCCTTGGGCAAAGTTTGCACCAGGCTGAACATCAAGGTTTTCGTAGGCAAGTTTTGCATTACGAGTTGTAAATGGAAGTTCACCATCTACCTTTTCCTTTGCAGGAGCACCGAATACTTCATTGAAGTACTGGATTACGTTATCACCAGTTGCCTTCTTTGAACCAAGGAACGCAGCCATTGATTTGTACTCTTGCATCTTCTCGTTTGCAATACCCATGTGTTCTTTAACCTCAGCAGGGTCAAATGCCTTACGGTGATTTACCGTTACCATCTTATCTGCATTCTTAGAAAGAGAAAGGGTTAGAGTGTTGTTACACACCACACGAATTGGTGTCATACGAATGTTAATCGCCTTACCAAACTGATGTGGATTTGAGAACAAGAAGTAGTTCTCTGTAACGTCACCGTTAAATAGTTCAAATGATTCTTTACACTTTGCAAGTGCCCAAACCATTTGTCCATCTTTCAGTGAACCAGCAGTGTGCATTTCCATATCACCTGCCATCACATACTCATGGAAGAATTCAAACGCCTCTGAGTTCTGTACAGGATTCCAACCTGTACCAACAACATCTAATACAGAGTTGTCAGAGGTTCTTACAAGTGCTTCCTTGTTTGGAACTTTAACACCAGATGGTGTCACCAGTGGTTGTTTCTCCACTTCCCAATCAAGTCCAGCAACTTTTTGGAATTGGTCTGGTGTGAGGTCTGCCTCAACCTTAGTACCAAGTCCGTGCCATGGAAGGTCACCAACGTATGCCATTTGTGCCTGTCCGTTTACAATTTCAAGTTCGTGTGCCATGATATAATCTCCTTTGGTTTCTCACTTTACTATTACATAATACACGTTCTAATAACAAATGTCAAGATGTTTTTAGAACTTTTTTGAAATTAATTTCGGCCCCAAAATTCAATGGGTTTGACTTGTGGGATGTCTTCAAACAGATACCAACAACAATTGTCCTTACCAACACTGGAACTTCCTTCAATCCACTTAACTCTTCCTATACTAACTACCTTTTTCAATTTTGTCAAGTAGGGAACTGATTGTTTTGTATGCATCCAATCCGAATCAAATAACAACCAAGTTGGAGCCATTGCAGAAAATCTCTCAATCATGGGATGTAGTATCTTACGATTCCAAGGTGGGTTTGTTATTATATATGGTGTTTTTACTTGTTCTAATAACAAAGCATCACACTGAATAACTCTATTGTCTTGTGGTTCGATATCATATGCGTGTGTGCATTTACCACCATTACTCTCTAGATGGTCAATTAGTCTACCATCCCCAGCACAAGGCTCCATAAATGTATACCATTCTGGTAGATGTGCAATAAGAGGTTCTACTGCTGAATATGGTGTAGGATAAAAGTCTCTTGGTATTCTTTCAAATTCACTACGTTTCCCCATCATGCAACCTTACTAAAATTCTTTACCTTTTCAAACTTGATTACACTTCTGAACTTGTCAATAAGAATATCTTGTTTATGTGATATAACAAATATATTTTGTTTATCGAATGTACCTAATATTTTCAAGAAATCATCTGTACCACCAGCATCTAAAGACGAATCAAAAATCTCATCAAGGATGAGTAGATTCGTATTCGTAGAATTCTTCATCTTTGCAACTGCTCTCCATGTAAAGAGTAGTGCAAGGTCAATACGCATCTTCTCACCTTCAGAAAAGTTTGCATACGAGAATACATCACGAAAACGTGACTTGATTGTTTCGTTGAAGTTTTCGTCAATATTGAAGTTCACAAAGAAATCCATAGATGATAGATATGTATTAATCAACTTGTTCATTACAGGAAGATACTGCTTGATAATCTTGGTCTTGATACCTGTATCCTGTAGCAAGTTTCTTGCAACTTCATAGTATACCATATCTTCTTTCAACTTTCTTTTAGTTGATTCTATATTATCGCACATTTCTTTGAGATTGTCAAGTTTTTCGTAGTCTGTTTTCGTAACATCTCCACTTTCTATTTGACGAATCTCTTCAGTCAGTGTTGCGTTAAACTTCTCTAGTTCAGTGATACCACTGTTCAGTTTGGCAAGTTTGATATTGTTATCATTCAATACCTTTGCAATATCTTTATATTCTTTGATTTTTGCAGTTGCCTTATCCATCTCCGTTTTCATCTGGACAAGACCTTCAGTCAACTCCTTGACCTGTTCACTTCTTTGTGAAATAGTGTTTGCCTTAAATTCTTCACTAATAGACTGTTCACAAGTTGGACACACCTCTGTGGTTTCCATAAAAGAAATCATTTGAGAGTGTCGATTATGTTTGTCTTTCAGTGTAAACTGAATATCTTTTAGTTTTTCACGTTTTTCGATAGCACCTTCCTCACCAGACATTGCGTTTAGAAGGGTCTGGTTCTCTTCCGTGATTCTGTTCGCCTCTGCTTTGCGAGTGAACACTTCCTCTTGATTACCATCTCTAAGAGTTGTCTTTTGAGACAAAATAGTGTCCTTATTCCGTTCAACATCCTCAATGTATCTCTCCTGTAACTCGACCTTTTCTTTGTATAGGTCTGCTTGGTATTGGTTCTCACTGATATCTGTGTTAAGAGATTTCACCTTACCTTTCAAAATTAAATTCATCAGCGAGAATATCTTAATGTCAAGAATGTCCTCTACAACTTCCCTTCTTGCCTGTGACTTCAACTGCATAAAAGGAATAAATGTCGATGACCCTAGAATCACGACTTGTGTAAATGAACGATAGTTCAACTTTAAGATTTGTTGCTCCAGATGCTTTTGATAATCCCTTGCGTTTGCACTTTGGTTTATCATATTACCATCTACCCAAATCTCAAACGTATTTGGTTTGATACCACGAACTACTTTACATTGTTTATTCTGTGTTTCAAATTCTATTTCAACAACCGTACCTTGGCCGTTGACTGTATTAATAAGTTGGTTCTTACTGATTTGTCTGAATGGTTTGCCAAACAGTCCAAAACATAATGCATCAAGAATAGTGGATTTACCAGCACCATTCTCACCAATAATCAAAGTTGATGGGTTTCTGTCTAACTGAATTTCGGTAAATGTATTACCTGTCGATAGAAAGTTTTTCCACCTTGCATACTTAAATGTAATCAATTATAACTCCAAATCATTTGCTTCAAGATATAAAGTACGCATTGTACTCTTCAGTCTATTCTTATCTATATCAACATCTAGTTCATCTATATACCGTTCTAGAAGGGTTGTAGTGTCCTGTGCGTTCTCAATAATCTCATCAGATACATTCTCTGCATCTAACTCTGAAAAGTCCTCGACAATCTTAACCTCATGCGTTTTAACAGCAAGAAGTCTATCAAGAAACTGGTCAAAACCATACAAGTCTTTTTTGTTAACCACAACCAACTTTACAAACTTTTCTTCATACTGTTCTACATTATGTGTAGTATAGTCTGTCTGTGTATCATCATAATAAATCTTTGCAAAGATTTTAAATGGATTCTGAATATACTCAAGTTCTCTGGTTGCCGTATCAAAGATATGAAAACCTTTCGTTTCGTTATGGTCACTCCATGTCATCTGGTATGTGTTACCAAGATAATAGATGTGTCCATCATCTGACTTCTTGTGAAAGTGTCCAGAAAAAACAGTGTCGAACTTTCTAAACATTTCTTTAGGATAACCACCCTCACAGATATGTCCAGCGTGCATTTCAAAACCATTTACCTCTAGATGACCCATACAAATATCTGCATAGGTCATTTGAATACCCCTCATGACAGATTCATAGTTACCATCATTAATCCAAGGTAACAAATGAATACCAACACCATCGAACTCTTCAGTACATGGGTGGTCATAACATTTAATGTTGGGGTATTTCTCATCTCCAGGCCCACCGAGCAATTCAAATAATGAGTTGACCTCATTTGTATTCCTGTAGTAAGTATCGTGGTTGCCCACAATCATATGCATATCAATATTTCTATCGACAATTGGTTTTATGAATTGCTCACGAAAGTCTTTTGCAATCTTGTATGAAATAAACTTACGTCTATCCATAACATCGCCCAAGTGAATAACCGTGTCAATACCATGTTCATCCAAATAAGGAAAGAAAACTTCTCTCCAAAATTTATAGAAATGGTCATTGAAGGCTAAACTATCATTGCGAGCACCAAAGTGGGTATCAGTTATCAGTGCTATCTTCATTATAAAATAATTCTAATCCTTTTGGTTTTACTGCTTTTTTCTTAGGTTTGTAAACATCTTCTTCTGGTAAGAAGTTCTTTTGTAGGTAGTCCACAAAGGGATTACCCATATCATTGTCATCAATCAAACTTTCATCTACTGTCATATTTTCAATTAACTTATTCTTTACATGAGACTGTTTCTTTTCTTTTTGAATACGTCTAAGAAAAGCGTAGTATATAATCTGTGTAAAGTAAGCAAATGGATTGTTTGATTTTTCTGGATTAAAGTTATGTACATACTGCAAACAGTTTTCAATACCATCACTAATCATTTCATCTCTGTATGTATAGTTAATAAAATTGGGTCTATAAGATAAGTGGTTTGCAATCTTTAAAAAACATTCACCAATATAGTTGGTGATTGGTGGTTGGGGTTTGCCCTTGGCTTCTGCCTCTCGACATTGAGCCTTCCATTCCACCATCGCTTGAAGGAATTCTTTGTTGTTCACATAATGTGGTTTTTTCTTTTTTTCTATTGCCATAGGTCTTTCCCATTAATTAGATACAATATACCAAATGACACATCAATTGTCAAGGAGTAATTTAATTTCAAAAACATCTTGACTTTCCCTTGACAAGACGGTATTATCCCTATGTAGGGTTTGAGAATGAGTTAATGTATAGTGTTCTTATCTGGGAATGGAATGATGTTCTCAAACTCTTCATCTTCAATACTCTGTAAATCCTCATCAGTAGGTTCATTCCAATCTTTACCGTTATTGCTCAATGTCATCTTTTTTACACAATGTTCGTAAAAGCGAACAAGTCCGATTGATGCATCAGAAATTGCTATAATACTATTTTTGTTTAAGTTGGCAATTTGAGTTTCGCTTACAGTCAACCATCGTGACAGAGCCATACTTTCTACTAAACCACCCTCAACTGGTTTTGGATATAAATTAACTTGTAATGGATTGGTCACCTCAATATATGGTCTACTTTTATCGGCAGACGTAATCACCGTTATAATCTCTTCTCCATTAGAAAGTTTTAAGACTTTTGTTTGGTTTTCCATCTTTATCCTTTATCTATAGAAATTTGTTTAATATCATAATCAAACTCTTCTTCATTGTATATATTTATTCGTTCCATGAAATGTCTTAAAGTAAAGTTCTGTTTACCTTTATAAGTAAAATCATCTGCAATATCTACCAATCGAGCTGATACTTTATTGTCACCAAGTCGCAATGCACGACCAACGGATTGCAAGACTCTAATTCTACTTTTGGAAGGTGAAGCGAACACGATGTTGTGAAGATTGCGAATATTGATACCAGTAGAAAAAGTACCATACGATGCAACGATGACCGCATCCTTCTCGTTTTCAGTAATTGAACGAATCTCTTCCCTTGTCTGTGTGTCTGTACCACCATAAACGTAAAATACTTTTCTATCAGTTAAAGATGTATTTATCATTGTGTGTAGTACGTCACCATGCTTTTCCACAAATTGGAATAATACTAATGTATTACCTGTTAAGTGTTTTGTCAT